AGATAAAGTTGTCCCGATATCCGTTAACTATCCGTTTTTCTTCAAGCCGATCCAGGATGGTATGGATCGTCCTAAGACCGAACTGGCATATAGAGTCCCAGCTTCAAAACTTACTAGACGTAAACTAGATGATAACGTTAAATTAAAAGAATTACAAGGTCTTGATACAACTATAGACTGGAAAAATACGGGGGACAACTCTTACGATGGTGAGAAATTAAAAATATTAGCACACGACGAATCAGGAAAATGGGAACGACCAGACAATATATTAAACAACTGGAGAGTTACAAAAACTACATTAAGACTAGGACGAAGAATAGTAGGCAAGTGTATGATGGGCTCAACTTCAAACGCACTAAATAAAGGTGGAGCAAACTTCAAAAAACTATACGGAAATTCAGACGTTACTAAAAGAAATAGAAACGGACAAACAAGTTCTGGCTTGTACTCTCTTTTCATCCCTATGGAATGGAACTACGAAGGATTCATGGATACTTTTGGACTACCTGTATTCACTACGCCAAAAAATCCAAAAATCGGAATCGATGGTCTCCCAATTAAAATCGGAGTCATTGAACACTGGGATAATGAAGTAGATGGATTAAAGGAAGATGCAGACAGCTTAAATGAATATTATAGACAATTTCCAAGAACAGAAAAACACGCGTTTAGAGATGAGATAAAGCAAAGCCTATTTAATCTCACAAAATTATATGAGCAGATAGATTATAACGAAGATGTTAATAACTTAGCTAATGTTACGCAAGGATCTTTTCATTGGGAGCACGGTGTAAAAGATACAAAAGTATTATTTGTTCCTAACAATAATGGAAGATTTAACATATCATGGATACCACCTAAAAATCTTCAAAATAATATAATTTTAAAACATGGATTTAAATACCCTGGAAACGATCATATCGGAGCATTTGGTTGTGACTCTTATGATATTAGTGGTACTGTCGATGGTCGCGGGTCTAAAGGATCGCTTCACGGACTAACAAAATTTTCACTAGAAGACGCGCCAGCTAATCATTTCTTTTTAGAGTATATAGCTAGACCAGAAACTGCGGAGGTGTTTTTTGAAGACGTATTAATGGCTTGCATATTTTATGGTATGCCTATATTAGCTGAAAACAATAAACCAAGATTATTATATTATATAAAAAGAAGAGGGTATAGATTGTTTTCTATAAACAGACCTGATAAAGTTTGGAATAAACTTTCAGTCTCTGAAAAAGAAATAGGTGGAATACCAAATTCAAGCGAAGATATTAAACAAGCTCATGCGGCAGCAATTGAAGCGTATATAGAAGATCACGTAGGTTTTAAAAATGATGAGTATGGAGACATGTATCATCAGAGGACGTTAGAAGATTGGACACAGTTTGATATTAATAATAGAACAAAGCACGATGCTTCTATTAGTTCAGGTTTGGCAATTATGGCTTGTAATAGGACTAAATATAAACCAACCGCACAAAGACAATCTAAAAAAGTAGATTTAGGATTTAAAACATATGATAACAACGGTTTAGTTTCAAAAATAATATAATAGATGATTTACACTAATACACAAAGTTCATTCCCTAATCAGGTAGTTCCTCAAGAAGAGAAAATGTCATTAGAATATGGCTTGATGGTAGGAAGAGCAATTGAAGGAGAATGGTGGGCTTCCGGAGTAGGAGGAGCGAGATACACAAACAATTACAATATTTTCCACCGTAGAAGATTATACGGTAGAGGTGAACAATCTATTCAAAAATATAAAGATGAACTTTCTATTAATGGAGACTTAAGTTATCTAAACCTAGATTGGACTCCAGTAGCTATTATACCTAAATTTGTAGATATTGTAGTAAATGGTATGTCAGAAAAAGTTTATGATATAAAAGCATATGCTCAAGATCCTGCATCTCAAAAAGCTAGAACTGATTACGCAACTAAGCTTCATAAAAACATAATGAATAGACAGCTTCTTCAAGCTATACAACAGCAATTAGGAGTTGATTTAAGCGAAGTTAAAGAAATACCAGAACCACCTGAAAGTGAAGAAGAATTAGAAATACACTTACAGTTGGACTACAAACAGTCTATAGAAATAGCAGAAGAAGAAGTCATAAACACTGTTTTAGATAGAAATAAATTTGAACTAACAAAAAGAAGGTTTTATAAAGATCTAGTTGAAATAGGTATTGGTTGTGTAAAAACTAATTGGAATAGATCTAATGGTGTTACCGTAGATTATGTAGACCCTTCTAACTTAGTATATTCATATACTGATGATCCTAATTTTGAAGATATATATTATGTAGGTGAAGTTAAAAATATTAGCTTACCAGAACTTAAAAAGGAATTTCCTAATTTAACTAAAGAAGAATTAGAAATGATTCAAAAGTTTCCAGGAAATACTAATTATAGAAGAAACTACAGAGGAAACAGAGATGATGATACAGTTCAAGTTCTTTATTTTGAATACAAAACATACGCGGATCAAGTTTGGAAAATAAAAAAGACAGCAAGCGGATTAGAAAAACAAATTGAAAAACCAGACACTTTTGCTCCACCACCTAATGATGGTTTTGAAAGAGTTAGCAGATCCATAGAAGTATTATATCATGGAGCTAAAATACTAGGGCATCCAATAATGCTTGATTGGAGAATGGCTGAAAACATGACTAGACCTAGTTCTAATTTAACTAAAGTTAACATGAACTATACTATCTGTGCTCCAGATTTATATAAAGGTAGAATTACATCTCTTGTAGAACGTATGATTACTTTTGCGGACATGATTCAGTTAACGTCTTTAAAACTTCAACAAGTATTGTCTAGAATGGTTCCTGATGGCGTGTATCTAGACGTTGATGGATTAGCAGAAGTAGATCTAGGAAATGGTACTAGTTATAATCCTAAAGAAGCATTAAATATGTATTTCCAAACTGGTTCAATAGTCGGAAGATCTATGACTCAAGATGGAGATATAAACCCTGGTAAAGTTCCAATTCAAGAATTAAGTAGTAGTAATGGTATGGCTAAAATACAAAGTCTTATTCAAACTTACCAATACTACTTACAAATGATTAGAGATGTAACCGGTTTAAATGAAGCTAGAGATGGAAGTAACCCTGATAAAGACGCTTTATTAGGTTTACAAAAGCTAGCAGTAGCACAGTCTAACGTTGCTACAAGACATATATTAGACGCTGGCTTATATTTAACTTTAAGAGCTTGTGAAAATATTGCATTAAGAGTTTCAGATTCATTAGAGTTTGGTTTAACTAACGAAGCTTTAGTTAATAGTATTAGTTTGTTTAATGTGGCAACTTTACAAGAAATGAAAAACTTGCACTTATATGACTTTGGCGTATTTTTAGAATTAGAACCAGATGAAGAAGAAAAACAAGTATTAGAGCAAAATATTCAAATAGCATTACAATCAGGTGGTATAAACCTTCCTGACGCAATTGATATTAGACAAGTCCGTAATTTAAGACTAGCCAATCAAATGCTTAAACTTAAACAAAGACAAAAAGCTCAAGCTGACCAACAACAGCAAGAACGAATGGTTCAAATGCAGGCTCAAGCTAGCGCTAAAGCAGCGGAGGAAGCGGCTATGTTTGAAGTTCAAAAACAAGAAGCTATAGCTCAAACTACATTGCAGTTAGAGACAGGTAAGAGTCAATTAGAAATGCAAAGACTAGAAGCAGAGTTTGGTCATAAAATGCAATTAGCAGAACAAAAGTTTGGGTTTGATATGCAGTTAACTCAAGCTGACGGATCCAAACAATCTGCAAGAGAAGCAGAAATTGAAGCAAGAAAAGATCAAAGAACTAAGTTAGCAGCAAGTCAACAAAGCTATATGATAGATCAAAGAAAAAACAACTTGCTACCTAAAGACTTTGTAAATGAAGACGAAAATATTGGTAATCTAAATTTAGGATCACCATTAGCTTAACATATAATTATATAATATCATATCATGGAAGAAACAAAACAAGAAAACATCCCACAAGAGGGTGAATTTAAAATGAAGAAGAAACCAGGAAGACCTAAAAAATTAGTAAATAAAAAAAAGGAAACTCCTAAAATAGAAATTAAAAAACAAGAAGATGCCGTTTCAGAGCCAAGCCCAGAGAAAGTGGATGTACGTGAATTATCCAAAGATGGCGGAGAAGTGGGAGAAACACACGCCGAAAAGCAAGAAGCTCCCCAAGCGAAAGAAGAAGTAGAAACTGAAAATCCTTCGATAGTAGAGATTACAGATGAAGAACCAGAAATTGTTGCTCCTCCTGTTTCAATAGCAAAAGAGGAAATTCCAACACCTAAGTTACCAGAAAATGTAGAGAAGCTAGTTGACTTCATGAAAGAAACGGGTGGAAATATAAATGATTATGTTAGGTTAAATGCTGATTATTCCACTGTAGATGATACTACTTTATTAAAAGAATATTATAAAAATACTAAACCACATTTAAATTCCGAAGAGATTGAATTTCTTATGGACGAACAGTTTAAGGTGGATGAAGATTACGACGAAGAGCGAGTGGTTCGTAAAAAAAATCTCGCAAAAAAAGAAGAAGTTGCTAAAGCTCAAAAGTTCTTAGAAAATCTTAAAACACAGTATTACGATGAAATCAAGTTGAGGCCAACCGTAAACAATGAGATGTCTAAAGCAAGTGAGTTTTTCAACAGATACAACAAAGAACAAGAAGTAGCTAAAAAGCAACATGAGGAGTTTATAGATACAACAAACAAAATGTTCTCTGATGAATTCAAAGGTTTTGATTTCGCTTTAGGAGAAAAAAAGTTTAGATATTCTGTAAATAATCCCAACGAAGTTGCTGAAGCCCAATCTGATATTTCAAATATGCTTAAGAAGTTCTTAAACGAAAAAGGAGAAGTTGTCGATTATAAAGGTTATCATAAAGCTATGTACGCTGCTAATAACGCAGACACTATTGCAAATCATTTTTATGAGCAAGGCAAAGCCGACGCAACAAGAGATGTAATTGCTAAATCTAAAAACATAAGTGCTGATGGGAGAAAAACAGCTCCTGATGATATTTATTTAAACGGATTTAAAGTTAAAGCAGTTAGTGGTGTAAATAGTTCTAAATTAAAAATAAAACGAAAATAATAAAAACTAATATAAAATGGCTTTAGGAAATTTTATAGTACAAAACGCTGGGTTAAATCCAACACAAGATCAGTCAGTTTTATCAACTAACTATCTTCAATGGACAGATCCAGGTTCTGCAGACTTTGCTGACTTTGCTCAACAATATCTACCAGAATTGTACGAACAAGAAGTAGAAAGATTCGGTAACAGAACGTTATCAGGATTCTTAAGAATGGTTGGCGCTGAAATGCCAATGACATCTGATCAAGTAATTTGGTCTGAACAAAATAGATTACATATCGGTTATGAGAACGTAAGTAAAATTGATACTGCAAGTGATGCTACATTTACAGTTAACGTTCCAGCTGGTAATGAAGTAGTAATTAGAGTTAACCAAACTTTTGTAGTTTTTGATCCAGCTTCTGGATTAACTTTAAAAGGTTTAGTTACAACAGCTCCAAACCCAGGCAACCCAGGAACATTTACTTTCCAAGGTGCTTGTTATACTGCTCCTAACTTTGCGGCTTTAAATGCAGTAAATCTTAAACTCTTTGTTTATGGTTCTGATTTTGCAAAAGGAACATTAGGAATGGATGGTTCGGTTACTCCATCATTTACTCAATTTAACAACAAACCTATCATTATTAAAGATAAATATTTAGTTAATGGTTCTGACACTGCTCAGATTGGTTGGGTTGAAGTTGCTACAGAAGACGGAACATCTGGATTCTTATGGTACATGAAAGCTGAATCAGAAACTAGATTAAGATATGAAGATTATCTTGAAATGGCAATGGTTGAAGGTGAATTAGCTTCTGCTGGTTCAGGTGTTGCTGGTTTACCAGGAACTCAAGCTTCAGGTGTTGGTACACAAGGTATGTTTGCAGCTTTAGAAGATAGAGGTAACGTTTATGCTGGTTTTGCTGGTGCTCCAAACCCTGGTTCAGGTGCTTTAGGAGATTTCGATCAAATCCTACAACAATTAGATTTACAAGGAGCTATTGAGGAAAACATGTTATTCTTAGACAGAGCTACTGCTCTTGACTTTGACGATATGATTGCTACTCAAGCTGGTAGTTCTTATAACGCTACAAGCGCTGCTTCTTACGGTCTTTTTGACAACGAAGCTGAAATGGCACTTAACTTTGGTTTCTCTGGTTTTAGAAGAGGTTCTTATGACTTTTACAAAACTGACTGGAAATATCTAAACGATGCTTCTACAAGGGGAATGGTTGATAACATTAAAGGTGTTTTAATACCTGCAGGTACTTCAACTGTTTATGATCAAATGCTAGGATCAAACATCAGACGTCCTTTCTTACACGTAAGATATAGAGCTTCTGAAACAGACGATAGAAGAATGAAATCGTGGATTACTGGTTCAGTTGGTGGAGCTTATACTTCATCTCTTGATGCTATGGAAGTTCATTATCTTTCTGAAAGATGTCTTTGTGTACAGGCTGCTAATAACTTCGTATTGTTCGTAGCGTAATTTATTAACCTTTTAAAACTTATAAATTATGGGAGCATTAAGAATAAACTTAACAAACGGTACATCAACATTTATTGATCTAACTACAGCTACGCAAGTTAGTGTTGAATCCTCTGATGAGAAAAAATTCGCAATTGGAGTAGATGGAAACAATTATGTAGTACAAAGATTTGGTACTAAGAATCCAGAAGATGGATCAGGAGTCAATGACACTATTTGGGAATTCCAAATGGTTGTAGCATATACTGCTATAGCTATGGATCCAATTAGATATGGCTATCCTGACTTAGGCGGA